TTACTGTTGGTCGGAATCTCTTTCTTGCATTTCTTGCATTTTATCGTTGTTATTTTCATTTTCAGCATCTCCGTTGTTTCTTGGAAAGCCGAAGTGAGCATCAACTCGTCTTGCAATGAAGAGAGTTAAAAAAGCGAAAACAATCATGACGATTGTTTCAAGCACACTTGCACAAAGTGCAGAACTTGCATCATATGGATTAGCATTCGACATTATTGATATTGATAGCGGTTTTTCAATTAGTGATAAAAACACAATGCCACCTATAACAACCACCCAAAACCATCCTGAATGTTTTCTTTCTTTTTTCATAGTTTTTTATCTCCTTTCGGCTATACTAATAATAGTATAGCATCTGCCTTAATAATTATTATAACTACACATAACAACATTTGTCAACACAAAGGAGTAAAATTTATGAATACAAGGTCAAAAATTATAGCACTTATCAACAATATTGAGGATGAACAACTTTTGAAATTCATTTACAATCTAATAACCAAAGTAATAATTGAGCATATCTAAACTGGTCGATTTACACCAGTTTAAAAAGCAAGTTTAAAAAGCAAGTTACAGGCAAATTAAAAAGGTGAGTAGGATTTTTCCTGCCCACCTTTTCTGTTACCCGAAAACTTTTTTGCAATACTCTTTGAAAACTTTTCTCTGTTCGGGTGTCAACTCAAGATACTCTCTTATGATTTTTTCGTCAAGGTCATCAATATCATACTTTTCTTTAATGGTCATCACAATTGAGTCATCAGAGTCTGCATCACGGTTGCCCTCTCCGTACATAAGCCAATCATAATTGATATCGTATATACGGCACATCAACATAAGCAATGGCTCTTTCGGTTCAACTCTGCCTGTTTCGATGTTTGCAATTACATCTCTTGTTACACCTAACTGTTCAGCAAACTTCGGTTGGCTCAACTTATGTGCTGTTCGGACTTCCTTAACTCTTGCGATAAGTTTGTCATCCATCGTATTCCTCCTTTCAACTACTATTATAACATCAAAATCGTGTATGTCAACACGATAAAGCGAAAAAAATTCAAAAAAATTATTAAAAAGATGTTGACAACACGATTTTAAGGTGCTACAATAATGTTATCAACACGAAAGGGGATTGCAAAATATGGTAAATAACACGATGAATACAACATCATCTGAAAAAAAAGATAGTGCATTGGAATTTGCAAAAGTGTTAGAAGATGCCAAGAAAAGCGGTGTCAAAAATGATAAGTTTGCAATTGCACTCACAGCCTTTAAACTTGGCTGTGCTTTAAAGGAAAAGGAAGAGGTGAGCAAATAATGGCAAGAGAAAAAGAAACTTACCGTTCTATCCTTGACAGGCTCGATGAGAGATTTCCTAACAGAGAACTCATCTCGCAGAAGGACTTTGCGGATTTTCTCGGTAAAAGCCGATTTTTTATTTACAACAACTTTGAAGACATCAAGATTGTTGGCGGCTATCCCAAAACATCAATTGCGAAAATGCTTGCGAGGTGAGCCGATGTACACATTTCTTATGTTATGTGTTTTGCTTACCGTAGGTGCAGTTTTTATCTGCGACATTAAAAAATAAAGGAAGGATGAAACACTATGACGGAAAAAGAATTTATCGACAGTCTTAATGAAGAGGCTGTTGTCATCAGCAAGGCTGAGTATGACAGATTGAAAGGCGGTGAGAGTAATGGATAAGTACGGTTGCGGTAACTGCGGTCATACTTGGTATGACAACGAAGAGCCGACAAAATGTCCGAAATGCAAAGACTGGGATATATATCCTATTCTTGTATGCGAGGACTGCGGTCTTGAAGATGCAAAGGAAGACTTTCCGTTTCACAAATTATTTGACGGAATGTGTAATGAATGTTTTTGCAAAAGCATACCAAATGCGAAAATTGCAGAATATATCAAATACTTTGTTGAAACCGAAAGTAAGTCAAAATCAACGGCACACTTAGATTATCCCGAGTTGTATTGCGAAAATATTGTTGTTCAATGGGTTTTTGTTATGAATTTCGATTACAGCCTTGATGTTCATCGAATTGCAATACATTACTTATATTTACAGATATTGTCTGCCCTTAATAGTGATAGTGTTGCCTATAACACTGATTTGATATGTGAAAACGCAAGAGATTGGGCTTTCAATGACTTAGAGGCTTTCTACGATTGGTGGTGTGAGTATGGGCGAAAATAAACTCACAGTCGGTCAGGTTATGGGACTTGTTAAAAGATACTATTTGACCGATTGGAAAATTGAAGGAGCAAGGACGGGTAAAACAATTTGTACAAACTATTACCGCAGTAATATATATAACTCACCACTTTATTTTCACAAAGAAGTATCGTGCTTGACTACGGAAATTTACAGTACCAGACGAAAAGATGAAATACAAGACACAGTAAAATCAAGGCTTGTAATTTCAGTTTCAGGCGAATAAAAAAAGGAGCAAAAAACTATGAATTTATACGAAATGACAACAACAGCAAAACAGTTAATGCAGTTGTTTGAGGATGGCGATATTCCCGAAGATGCTGTCAATGACACTCTTGAGGGTATTGGAGTGCAGGACAAGCTCGAAGATTACTGTAAGGTAATCAAATCTTTTGAGTATGACTCAGATAATATAGACCGAGAGATTGAAAGACTTAAGTTAGCTAAAGAACGCACGCAGAAAGCTATCAACAGGCTCACGAAAGCAGTTACCGAGTATCTTGCAACTACGAAGAGCCGTAAAGCGACAGCAGGTACATTTGCTTTATCGCTGAGAAAATCGGAGTCGGTTCAGATTACCGATGAAAGCAAAATACCTGAAAAATTCATCGTTACCAAAACAACGGTTAAGACTTCCCCCGACAAAACCGCAATCAAAAAATTTCTTAAAGAAAACGAGGAAAATGCGGTTGAAGGTGCGATGCTTGTTGTCAACGAAAATCTTCAAATTAAGTGAGGTGTGATAAGTGTCAATCTATGAAAAATTGCTCTCAATTCAGACCGAACTGAAAGCACCAAAATCACAATACAATAAATTTGGTGGTTACAATTATCGTAACTGCGAAGATATCTTAGAGGCACTCAAACCTCTGCTGAAACAGCATAATGCAACGGTGCTGTTGACCGATGAAATTGAAAACATCGGTGACCGTTTCTATGTTAGAGCGAACGCAACTTTTATTGACATTGAAAATGGGGCAAAAATCACAGTTTCAGCTCTTGCAAGAGAAGAACTTTCAAAAAAAGGAATGGACTCTTCTCAGGTCACAGGCTCAACATCATCATACGCAAGAAAATACGCATTGAATGGTCTTTTCTGTATTGATGATACAAAGGATGCCGATATGCTGAATAACAGCAAAGAGTACACAGCAACACCAAAGGCACAGAAACAGCCTACAAAGCCTGTACAGCCACCAAAACAGGCAAGTAATGCAATTATTATATGCCCTGTATGCGGAAAGCCTGTACAGCCTGCCAAAGTGAAAGACGGTAGCGGTTACATTCCTGCCGATGTAATCATTAAGCAATACGGTAAATGTCCTAACTGTTTGAAGGCGGAAAGGCATCCTAATAATGCTTAACAGGGTAGTTTTACAAGGACGGACAACCCATCATCCTGAATTGACTTATACAAAGCAAGGAACGGCTATACTCCGTTTTAGTATAGCCGTAAACGGCATCAATTCAACAAGCTTTTTTGACTGCTTTATGAAAGGCAAAGATGCCGAATCTCACGAACTGATGGGGAAAGGCACAGAAGTTTTTATTGTAGGACAATTGATGCAACGAAGGTATAAGCGAAAGAATGGCGAAAATTCGTTTAAGATGGAAGTCTTCGCTGAGGAATGTAATTATATTACATTTTCAGATTATGACGGTACAGGGCAAAATACGGCAAGGAATGAGGTGATACATAGTGGCTGAGGGATTTGTTCAATTTCCGAGGTGGATGTTTACCGATGAAGTGCTTAATCACGATGAAGTGTACTGGTGCTTATGGTGTCGATTAATGGCTAATGCTAACTATGCAGACGGTACGGTTATCTTCAACGGCAAGCCAATGACGATACATAAAAATCAGCTTATTGTTACCCGAAAAAAGCTCAAAAGTTTTGTTCCGTTTGCCTCTGAAAGCAAGATTGAAAGAGTCTTGAACAACCTCGAAAAAGCAGGATACATTGAACAACTAAAAAACCGCCAAGGTCGGCTTGTTTCCTTGGTTTTTTCAACATCGACTCAAAAAAGTGAACAACGGGCGAACAGCGATTTTGATGTTTTTGATAGTAAACCTTGTACGAATGGTGATATCGAAAGTGAACAACAGATGAACAGCCAAAAACCGCTTGCTGACTGCGTTTCAGAAGTTTGCTTGTCTGAAAGTGAACAACAGATGAACAATAAACGAACAACAGATGAACAACAAACGGACAACAGATGGACACAGAATAATAAGAATAAAGAAAGTAATAAGAATAAAGAAGGTAAGAAAGATATATTGTCGAGCAACCTCGACACCGTGAAATCTGTTGTCGATTACCTCAACGAAAAGTGCGGAACGAAATACAAACACTCGTCAACTGAAACACAACGGTTGATAGTCGCAAGAATCAATCAAGGTTTCAGTCTTGAGGACTTCAAGCAAGTGATTGACAACAAGGTTTCCGATTGGGGCAATGACTCGCAGATGTCAAAATTTCTCAGACCGCAAACGCTGTTTAGCAACAAGTTTGAGAGTTACCTCAATCAATCGGTTACCGTTCAGAACAAGTCGGTTGATTCTTGGCAAGATTCATCTTTTAGCTTTGAGGATGTCAGCGGTTTTCATCCGTTGCCCGATTTGCCCGATTTTTAACAACGAAGTCAAACGAAGTCACAAATTTCACGAAAGGAAATTTGAAAATGCCAACTAACTGGGATGCAGTCAACGCACAATGTCCGTTCTACTTGACGGAAACAATCAACACGATTACCTGTGAAGGGATTATCGGTCAGACCGATGTACACGGCTTTCACTTGCGAGCAGTCAAAGCAGAACACAAGAACAAGTTTTGTAACCGCTGTTTCAAGCGATGCAAGTATTACATCGCATTGATTGATGAAAAATATCCCGAAAAAAGATGAAAAATCTACGGTGTGTGAAATGTGGCAGAGAGTTTTATTCTGCGACAATTCAGAGATGTAAATTCAGTAAATCAGGAGCGTTTGTGTGTATGTACTGCTGTCAGCGGAACTGCAAATACGCACAAACGCATCTAAACGGAGTGAGGTGTGGATACAACAATGCAAAGCAAATACAACAACCGTAAAGTCCGTTGTTGGGGAGAAACCTTTGACAGTATGCTTGAGTGTGAGAGATACAAGTATCTCAAGGCTCTTGAACAGCAGAAAGTCATATCAAACCTACAAAGGCAAGTAAAATATGTCCTCTTACCCTCTCAAAAGGATTCTAAGACAAGAAAAACAATCGAGAGGGCAAATTACATACCTTGCCGATTTCGTTTACGAGAAAGGCTCTCAGACGATTGTGGAAGATGTCAAAGGATTACGAACGGATGTCTACAAGATAAAGCGAAAGCTGATGCTTTATTTTCACGGAATCCAAATCAAAGAAGTTACAAAGGAGACGAAAACTTGGGCAGTTTAGAAAATAACGAATCAATATCCAAAGAACAGTTGATGTTCGAGAAGTGCAAGGGCGATGTTAAGATACCGACATTCGATGCACTCAAGGCACAGGCAAGACTAAAGAAAAGTGTGTTTAATCGTTTTCAGTCGATAATGTCGGCATACAATCTGACTGGCATTAATTTTTACAAGTTTCTTGGTCGAGGATATCAACTTAACCTGCCATATCTTACGATGCAGGACATCACATACGCACTCAAAGTTACACCGTCATATCTTCTCTGTATTGACGATGTGAACAAGTTTGATGAGTACAGGGCAGGATATATATCGCTTGGTGATATCTTGCACTACATATACGAAGAAAATATGATGTCTGATGTTGACTTGGCAAAGGTACTTGAATGCTCGACAACATCACTCGGTAAGGTAAGGCACGATGGTGTCCTTCCTGCAAGGAAATTCATCTATAACCTTGCAAAGCAGTTTAGTCTTGACATTAATAACCTTTACGGTTATTTCAAAAAATAATTTAGAAGGAGAAAAACAATGAAAAATCAATTAAGAATCACATTTGACAGCAATGATAACTGTGAGGTAGAAATCCACAGTTTGTCAGGAGCAGAACTTATAATAGCTATCAATGAATTAATTATCAGCGTTAAGAAGTGTTATGAGAAGTGCGGTGTTTCAAAGAATAGCAAGATACTCAACAGACACATTCAGACGGCTGTCGACAGAGCATTAAACGGAGAACATTTCACTTCGGAAGAAGATGTTGCAACAGAGATGCTTAAAGATGCCTTCAAGGAACTGATTAATGACCTTGAGGCAAAATCAAAACACGAAACCGAGAAAGGAGAAAAAGATGAAAAAGATGAAGAATAAGAATCCGCTCAAGATGAATCTCAACAGAGAATCAAAACCGTTTCTCATCGTCAAGAAAGTTAATGACAATGAGGCTATAAGCGACATTGAAAATATCGACTCAGAACTTGAATTGATGTCGTTGACAATCTCAGCTGTTGCCACATCTATCGTTGTTGCAAAAAAAGAGGGATATACAGGCTATGCTAAAAAACTTGCTAAAGTCATCAACCATATGGTTGACAATTCTCTTTTTGATTTTATAAAAGAGGTGTAAACAATGAAAAGAATGCTCAACAGGATATCTGATACACCTGTGTACAGATATTCAACAGGATTTACGATTGCTGTCTTATCAGCGTTAAAGTCAACACTTATGTGGATTCTTGAGAGAGGCTCTCTGTTCCTCGGCATCACCGCTATAATAGCGGTGACTGCCATTGACAGCCCTGCTTACAGATTTATTGTGCTGTTAGCGTATATCTTCGTTGCACCGATATATGCGTTTTTCTCTTTTCGCAGAAAGGAGAATCGCAAATGAAAGCAAATTGGAAAGCACGCAACAAGCAGTACAATGACCGACAGAAGGGCGAAATCTTCGATGTTGGCATTGGCTACGGTCTTGAATTAGCATCGGTTGTACTCAATCATTATTTTGGATTCGGAGCGAAAAGATTGTATCAGCTTAATATCGAGGCTCTTCATTATATTCACAAGATGAAAGATGATGCAGAGCAGTACACCGAAGAATACAAGGATAATGTCGAGTACGGCTCAATTAAGATGCACAGAGAGTTTGATAAGATTATGGCTCTCAAGCATCACGGCGTTGATTATGGTAAAAAGCTGAAAAATACAATCGACAGCGGAAGTTATTTACATACAGAAATTGAGGTGGACTAAATGAGTAAAAAAGAAAAACCAATCTTGAACTTGCAGAAGGGCTGTCCGTTTTGTGGTAACACGGACTTAGTTTCAGGATATAACCCGACTCAGAACGAGGTAAAAATCGCTTGCACGGATTGTAAGTATTTTATCACTTTCAAAAAATCACCGCCTGTGTATGTGCCAGATTTAGCAGAGGCGGTATGGAATTCAAGAGCCAATGAGAAAAAGCCGACAGCGGAAAATACAGAATCAACAGCGGAGGCTATCTTATCAGAACTCAAGGATATTAAGTCATATGTAGCTGAACTGGCAGGATATAGTCTTGAAAAATGATAGACTCTGAAAAAATCAAAAAAGCGTTAGATGCGATGGATAACGCAGACCTGCAAAAAGAATATAACCCTATTGCAAGCCAAAAACATATGGAAATGATGTTGAAAACAGCAAGACCATATCTATACAGAAAATACAAGGAGTGTCAGAAAGAAAATGTCAAATAGAAGTTTGTTAGGTTGCTTAACAGCAATCGCATTAGTTGTTATCGCAGTTATTGCTGTTCCTGTGATAAATTTCAGCAATGACCACACATACACCGTAACAATCACCGATAAAGAGCGTGTGACAACACAATCTGATAAAGATAACATCAGCAGCAAGTATCTTATTTACGGTGAGGACGAGAACGGCAAGACTTATGTTTTTGAAGATACAGACACATTATTCAGATGGAAATTTAACTCGTCTGATGTTTACGGTGCTTTGAAGGAGGGCGAAACCTACGAATTAACGGTTATCGGCTTTCGTGTCCACATTTTCAATTGGTACGAAAATATTATTGATTTTAAGGCGGTGAAATAATGTATCACGGTATCAAATACAAAGGCTTACGCTATAAGCTTTTTTCTTTCCGTTGGAAACGAAAAAATCGCAATTGGAAGGATTGTCCGAAAAAACGCAAGGCTATGAAAAAGGATTGGGAAAGGAAGTGCCAAAAATGATTGATTGTAATATCACTAAGAACTACTTCAATGAGAAGCAAAGAATGACGAAAATGCGTAAACTATATGTTGGTATATATAAGTGCGAACTTGATTGTTCTGATTGCCCTCTGAGTAGTTTGAATAATGATGCAAACGATAAGATGACATGCAGGGAGTTTGAAACGCTCTGCCCTGAACAAGCAATCAAAGTTGTTCAGCGGTGGAGCGATGAGCATCCACCGAAAACTTATTTGTCCGAATTTCTGAAACATTACCCAAATGTTCAGCTTTATGATGCTGGAATACCTAAAGGCATATGTCCATATCATTTAGGGCTTATGAGCAAAGATAATTGCAGAAAAGACCATTACTGTCTTGGATGTTGGAATCAGTCTATTAAGGATGGTGAAGAGTGATGGAAATTATGTATAACGAAAAAACAGGAAAGTTTGAGCCTGCTAAAAAGCCATATAAGACCATTGAAATCAAATACGAAACCGAAGAAGACTACAACAATTTTGAAAAAATACTTGAGTTAAGTAAGTCAAGAAAGCCTATTTTGGTCGATGGACAGGTTATCCGTTATGTGACTACATATGAGTGTCCTAACTGCGGAAGGCAATTCACAGGAAAAGGCATAGCAAATTACTGCTATAATTGTGGGCAGAGGTTTGACTGGTCTGGCAAAATGGAGTGTGAAAACAATGATTGAAAAAGAATTAAAAATCCGTGATATTTGCGGTGACTATGCTTTGGATATACCGTTCGCAGACGGTAGTGTAAACACGATATACTTTAATTCAAAACGAAATGCCGAAACAGTTAAGCATATTATCGAAGTTGACGGTAGTAAACCCAATCATGCTACGGTGTGTGAAATGGAAGAAATCAGGCACGGAAAGTGGGAAGAAATCCGAGACGCCTACGGGCAACTTGAAGGATGGTTTCATATTGAGTGTGGTAGAGAGGTAAAAATTAAAGAGAATTATTGTCCTTATTGTGGTGCAAAAATGGATAAGGAGTGTGAAGAGTAATGGCATTCCCCGAAAAGCTCAAAGCGTTAAGACTTGAAAATGGATTAACGCAGGATGAACTGGGCGAAAAGCTCTACTTGAGCAGAACAAGTATATCTTACTATGAGCAGGGAAAATTTGAGCCTAATATCGAAACCATAATAGCTGTAGCGGATTTATTTAACATCACAACAGATGAATTGTTGAAGTGAGAAAGGGACAAAGATGATACTAAAAAATAAAATCAAAATAACTGGGATGGAAAAACTTAAGCCTTGCCCGTTTTGTGGCTATGATGCAGAAGTACGAATGCTCAAATATTCGACAGGTTTCTATAATTACGAAATCTATTGCCCACACGAATACAAATGTTATTTATTTGGTGCAGTTGAAAAAAACTTCGATTCAGCAGAGGATGCCGTAAGAGCGTGGAATCAGCGTGAAGAAAGTGAGTAAAACAAAATGAAAAATATTAAAATTTTGACAGCAAATGGTACAGTAAATGATTGCTTTAAGATTGAGCCAAACAGACACAGCGACACAGACTTAGCTTGGCTCACCGAATTAGCAAATAAGTTTACTGCGGAAGAGTTACAAACAATGTATGACTCGATTAAAGCACGCAGAGAAAAAGATGATGCGGAATTGTTCATCGACAAGGCTGTTGAAAAGCAGATACCTATTTCCCCCTCAAACAAAGCCTATTGTCGCTCTTGCGGTTCTAAGCTTTTGGGGAGTGAAAACTTTTGTTCCAATTGCGGTCAAAAGCTGAATTGGAAAGGAAAAGAATTTGATTTGCTCTTCGATGATTTGACCGATGAATTGAACTTAATTGAAATCGAAACATCCGTCCCAAAGGTGCTGATTTATCCGAATCTCATCTATTTTGAACAGTGAAGGAGAAAAAATGATTGTGAGATTTGAAAATTGCGATTGTATGAGATTGCTCAACGGGTTGCCATCGTCAAGCATTAGCCTCATTGTAACTGACCCACCCTACAAAACAACGGCAAAAGGAAACACAGGAACGAGCGGTGGAATGTTCAAAAAAGCAATCAATAAAGCAGGACAAGTATTTGAATACAACGATATTGATTGTACAAGATATGCTCCTGAATTTTACAGAGTGTTAAAAGAAGGGGGGCATTGTTATGTTATGACTAATCATATCAATCTTATACATATGCTTAATGTATTTTGTTCGTGCGGTTTTCACTTTGTTAAATCGCTTATATGGAACAAACAGAATAAAATTATGGGTCTATATTATATGTCACAGTATGAGTACATCTTATTTTTCCGCAAAGGTAAAGGAAAAAAGATAAATAATTGTGGCACAAGTGATATTTTAACCGTTCCATCGAAAAAGATAAAAGGCAAGGACGGAAAAAATCTTCATGACACAGAGAAACCCGTTGAATTGATGCAAATCCTTGTTGAAAATTCATCAAAAGAGGGGGAATGGGTTCTTGACCCGTTTGCAGGTATCGGAGCAACCGCATTAGCTTGTCAAAACACAAACAGAGATTTTATAGGGGCAGAAATTGACCCAAAATATTATGAAATTGCAAAGGAGAGAATAAAAAATGAAATCAGTAATGAAAATTAAACTTGATGACGGTGCAAAAATGCCTAAAAAGGCACACGCAACAGATGTTGGATATGACATCTTTTCCCCGATTGATGTAGTTGTACCTGCTCACAGGAGTGTATTTATTGACAGCGGAGTACACATTCAGATTCCGATTGATATTGCAGGAGTTCTGATATCGAAGAGCGGATTGAATGTCAAGCACGGTATTACCTCAACAGGATTGATTGACCCCGATTACACAGGCTCTATCGGTGTTAAGCTGTACAACAACAGCGGTACAGATTATCGTATCACCGCAGGGGATAAGATTAGTCAGATAATGTTTATTCCATATATAACAGCTTTTTTCAAAGTAGAAGACAGCCTTGATGACACGGAAAGAGGCGATGGTGGCTTTGGCTCAACAGGTAAATAACTGCTGTTATAACTGCTCAGAGAGGCATCTGAGATGCCATAGCAATTGCGAAAAGTACAAAACATTTAAAGAGGATGTACGGAAGAGAAATAATTACATATGGGAGCATATCGAATCACAGAACGCTCTTGCAAGCAGTATTATAAGTCGCAATCTAAGGAAAAATAAAAATCGCAGATAAAGCAAAAAGAGCATCTCGTTTTGAGATGCTCTTTTTGTTCTGCCATAGGAGGGTGAGAGTATTGCATTTATATCAAGGAGGTAGTTGTAGAAAGGCAGGACGGACAGCCTGTTAATTGTTGTTGTGTTTCAACATCCACAATTGAAACACACTGAAAGATGGTGTTGTCGAATGCCCTGCCGAAGTCACGCAAACAAGTCATCGGACAACCTCTGTCCGTCCGAGTCATCAGATGATGACAAACAATGAAAATCACAACAGGAAAAGGACTCCTGCTAATTTAATTATAACACATCCATCTCAAAAAGTATATGTTTGAAAGTTTATTTTTTGAGGTTAGTATTTCAATGAAAAAAAGCACATAATTAAGTCACTCACAAGGTAACATAACGAAAGCGAAGTGATGGAATTGAACCCCGAAGTTATCGTGTCGCTTGTGTCCCTCACAGGCACGGTTATAGGCTCTCTCTGCGGTGTGTTGGCGAGCAATCGTATGTCAAGCTACAGGATTTCAAAGCTTGAAGAAAAGGTTGAAAAGCACAACAATCTGATTGAGAGAACATACAAGATTGAACAGCACAACGCTGTTGTTGACGAGGAAATTAAGGTTGCCAATCATCGGATTGAAGACCTCGAAAAAATCAGCGAAAGGAAAGATTGAAAATGAAAAAAATCTTCACAAAAGAATGGGCGAAAGCTACGGCGGTCAGAGCTATTAAGACTGTCGCACAGACTGCGGTTGCAACAATCGGTGTGTCTGCTGTGATGACGGATGTAAACTGGATTGCGGTAGGCTCGGCATCT